CAATACTGGCGCCGCGATCATTATCAGTTTCGGAGGCTTTCTTCATTTCATGCTCTGCAATAATACGAGCTTTAAGTTCTGCCATCGGATCAAGTTCAGTGGCAGTAAGTTTCAATTTGCCTGCATTTTGGAAAATATATGGGTTACCAGCAGCGATTTCAGTTTTCAACGTATTTGCGCGGTCTTCATTATCTGTGGTGTATCGTCCAGAAATAAATGCGGCCGTGGTGCCATCAGGGAAAATAAAGGTGCTATTCGGGATACGAGAAAAGAATGCGTGATACGTCTTTGCAGTTTCGATGTTCATTATACTCTCCGAGAATTAAAAAGGCTGCCAGAAACCGAAGCCTCTGGCAGCTAAAGTTAAGCCCAGAAGGGCTAGGCTTAACAAGGAGGACAGTTACTATTACTGTTAGCCCTGCGCACCAGCAGTAAGATTATACACCACCGCGTTTGCAGCTGGATTCTTAACCACCGTAGTGAGTTCTGTAGTAAGCGTACCACCAACAGCATCTATACCATTGTCGTTTACTTCGGCGCCATCTTGGTTAAACTCTTTATTCTGCGTCTTGCGGTCTCCAAGATACGCAACAGCAAAAGTAGAGAGATCGACAGCAATAGCCATTTTCTGCCAGCTTGAATTGGAGTTAAACAGCGGATGCTCAATAACTCGGAAAGTGCCGCGACTGGTCTTAAACGTGGTGAATTGCAGACCATAATTAGTCTGGCCGTCAACCATGTAATAAGTGCCATTCAGGCGCCCAATTGTGGTAAGCACTCGCTTTGCTGCACCACCAACAAACAGCACTCGCTCATTCGATACTCGCGGATCAGTCGCCTGATTAAATACAGGATCAAGAGCCGCTTCAAGCTGAGTGAAGTTAGTGGTGCTACCAGCAGTAGTAATGTTGGTACTACCCATGTAGCTGGGGTAGTAACTAATATTACCGATAATGTTGATTAGTCCATCCATAGTACGGAAAGCCTGACCGTTGCGGGTGCCTTGCGACTTCTGACCAAAAATCAGACCCTTCTCAATATCCGCTGCATGGAAAGCTGCGCAATCTTGCCGCGACTCTGATACATTAGTATCGCCAGCAATCATCTGCGTAGCACGCACCGTATCACTAATTGCCCAAGTATTACGGAAAATTTGGGTATAGTTAGTGATACGAACAGGATTAATAATGAGACTATTAGGACGCAGCGAAGCTTCCTCAAAAGCATTACCAACCTGATAAGCGTAAATGTTAGCGGCAATTGCAGCAGCAGCAACAGTGCCAACACCACGAGTAACAGATACTGAGGTTGCTGAAATCACACTATTGATAATGATGTTTTCTCCAGTTGAATCTACGCGATGGATTTGCCCTGGAAGTAACTGAGCCGTGCTATCTACAGTGAATGTGGAATCGGTGGATAGTTGCCCAGCAGCAGATACCTTAAACTGCGGAAACAACATGGTTTTAGTGAAAAATCCGTGCTCGGTTTGCACTGCTGTTTCGCTGGAAAGCATCGATGTAAGACCAAACAAAGGAGCTTGACCATTCGGCATAAGCCGAGTAATCATGCCAGCAAACGATTTCTTTGCTAGGTCTTGCACCAATACTTGAGACGTAAAAATACCTGCACTCATGATAAGTATTCCTTAAAGAAAGTGAAAACCATTATTTTTACAGCACTACACAGTCGCAAGTAGTAGCACTGGTTTTTACAAATATTAGCCAGCCAGTGGTGGATGCTGGGATAGTAGTTTTACCCTTCAGCGTAACCCCAGTACCAGCAGCAACGGTAAGTGCAAATGCAGCAACAGTAGCTACAATCACAGATACAGAGTCCCCTACATCAAGATTCGGATATGCAGCAACTATGTTTGCAGCAGTGTCTGTGGTTAGGACTCGCCCAGCAGATAGCGAACTATATATATAAACACCGGTAGCCATTTTAGCTACAGTAAAAGTATCTGCTGCATCTGTAGTTACTATTGTCACGTTAGGATACATATTCATACCATCACCTGCACGTGCGTTACGAGTTAGGCCACCTTGATCTTGCACAATTGCACGAATTCCAGACATAATGTTATTCTCCAGAAGTTAGAAAAATTTAGACCAGTCAAACTCTCCAGCCTTTGCAGTTTCCTCTTTAGTCGGCGCTTTGGCCGGAGAAAACACTGTGCCTAGACCTTCAATATATTGTTTTGCCATCGAAGTGAGTTCCGAAGCTGTTGCATTCGGATACTTTACTGCCATCTGTGTTTCCATAGCAGAAATAAGAGGTTGTACAGCAGGATTGGAAAATACTGGGTTTTCTGACCGGAGAGTATCAGATAGCGTATGTTGCTTGATGATTCCTGGAAGTCGCGTGTCGTAAGACTGTTGCGCCTTTGTAAGTGCTTGCTCCACAATCTTAGTGGTAGCAACTGCACTGTTAGCATATACAGTTTGTGCTACTGAGTTCATTGCTGCTGCAAATGCCTCTACAGCTCCTTGTCCGCCAGCAGCAATAGCCTCGAATTGTTCCTTAGAAACTGCTTTCGAGAAGTCTGTCTTTTTTGCTGCTTCCATCAATTTAGTTTGGTCTATTTCTCCAAACATAGATGTAGGTGCATTTGCGTTATCAGCAGGTTTCCATAAGTCTGCAAAATCAGCGAGTGGGGATGAAGGCTCCTGCGAAGCCGCTACAGTTCCGACTGGAACTTGCGGATTCCCAACGTCTGTAGCTCCAGAACCCGGAGGAATATTCCCAGCAGGAGATGCTTGTTGCTGTTGTTGTGGTGCAGGCCCGGTTCCGCCAGTAAGCGCACCAAAAATATTAGTCATCAAACTCATTTGTTACTCTCCTTCGGATTGGTATTGCTGGGATTGTGATAACAGATACTCAAGTATCTCCATCTTGCCGTGCAACTCAGCTTCTTGTTGCGCAAACTGAAGTGGATTAGCAGGGTTAAAGGTAAGAGATACTTTCTCAAGTGCAGCTTCAGCTATAAGATTCTGAATTAGCTTCTGCTGCAAATCATTGAACCTGCTGGCCACTTGTATTTCCAGTGGTGTCAGTTCATATTGGGTGAAACGGTTTTGGATTGTGGGGGGCACTGCAATCTCCTTACTGGTCTGTATTAGTGATATTATTTGTAATGTTATTAACTCGTGTTGCTACTTGTTGCGGTGCAGGCGGCTGTGGTCCTGCACCACCTTGCTGTTTAGGATCGTATCCATAATCCTGCGGCTTAGGTTGTTGAGGTAACTTGTCTGGAGCTGCACCTTGTTTAATGGCTTCTAGGGCTAGTTGTTGCCACTGAGAAACTGCTTGCTCATAAGTTATCTGTTCTTGAGACTTTTCGAAATCCTTTAGTTCTGCACCTTGAGTTTTCATTAGATATGAAAACAGTGGAGCTAAATTGTATCCAGCACCAATCTGTGGAGAGGAGCCTATAACTTGCAGTGCAGTTTGTAAGGCATCTGCACCGATAAGTTTATCAGAAGGTGTAAGTCCGTCAGACACTTTGAAGTGTAAAACTGCTTGGCGCAATGCTACTGGATCAATTGTAACTATTTGTTTGCGCTCACGAGAAAATAGTGATACCCCACCTTGATACTGTAGAATATTAAGCTTTAATATTTCTTTCATTGGGGTAAATATCTGCGCCTCATATAACATTGCAACCTTCTGGTCGTTTCCATTCGAGTGAGACATAACATCCGCGTATTCGTGCAGTGTTTTATTACCTTTTACAAACTGTCCTTGTTTAGCTTGGTTTTGTCCTGTGAGGGTAAATGCAAACTGCTGCACTTGTTGCATCTCTTGCATTGCAATGGATGCTTGATCGTCCCGGAAAGGAAATGGAAATACAGCTTCACCTACTGGCTTACCATAGGCTGATGGCCTTACTGGAATCTTAGCAGAGGGGTTAGCACTATTGATGTGCTCTGCTGAAACTCTTGATGGATCAAAGAGTACGCGATCAGAAATAGCGCGACGACGAGAAGCCAGCCAACTATTTGCAAGTGCGGAGGAAATGTCCTGCATTGGAGACACATCATTAGCCAGCGACTTTGTTTGATAGCCGAGACCATCTTCGTACGGCTGACCAAAAAGAATCGGAAGCAATCCATGAGCATTTGTTTGGCGTTCAGCATATATTAGCACCTGATGATTGACGAAAATAAATTTCCATACTTGGGGAGTATTTGCAGATGGAACTTTAAGGCCAAAATCTGAAGGAAGTATTCGCGCATACAGAACAGTAACCTCGTACATGTTTTTATACTGTATTGCGCCAGGCTTTCCAGACATTCCAGCCCAAGATAGCCAGTCAGTGGTGGCGCGCGGATTCTTCTGTATTAGTGCATCTGGATTAAGTTGCGGGATGTAATATGATTCTATACCTCCAGTGCTCATTCCACCTACAGCGGAAGCTAGTCCAGATTCAAACGCAGGTACCAAGTTCTGGATAATCTTATCTGGCAATTGTGAAACAAACTGTTTCAGAGCCAAGCGAGAGTAGAGTTTGGTGTATCCAGCAAATTCGCCACGCGCAGATACCTCAGTCGGAGAAACTCTGGAATCAAAGAAAGTGTTATAGAGGTCAAGACACTTGAGAGTATTGCCCTCCCAAATCACCTCTTTAGGTTTGGCTTGCGACTTTGAGAAACTTAAATCAGTTTCCAGTGCAGCAGTTACTTCTCTGTTCCAATCAACCTCTATCGCGGAAAGATTGTATTTGAATCCATCGCGGAAAAACTTCATAAGCTCCGAAACCCATTTACCGCGAATTGATTGCTCCTCTAACACGGCAGATAGTTGCATAGCCTCATCCTCAAACTGCGGGGATGAAACCACTCCAAATATAGGGGTACCAGTAAGAAATACTGCTGTCTGATAAGTTACAGCAGCTTCCACCAGAGGCTTTACTACTGGAATACGCAAATTCTGGATACGACTAGAGTCTCCATAGCGATTGGAAAGTTTTGCCGCTTGGTGTTCAGAAGTCCAATCTTGCTCTCTCATGTAAGCAAGATCTACTTGACGAAGTTGCTCTCGTATATTCCACTGTTGATTCAGCAGGGAATAACATGAACGATGAAACTGGAGAATGCCATCTTGAGCAGATTTAGATATAATTACTGGGGTGTTGGATATGGTTGCCATCAGCTTATCCTGTGCTTAAGTTCTGATTCGTAAGAAGTTCGGCAGTGGTCAGGATCAAAATAAAAGATTGTGTCAAGTATTTTAACTGACCACTTCCGATTCTCTCTGTAACATCTACTAGAAATAGTTTCGTCTGGATCACCTCGCAAAATAGTATTAGCGAATTGATCCAAAGAAATAAGAATGTTTTTGAGCCACTCTAGCGGTTTCATAGCATTACAGTGTGGAAGCCAATGAGAACATCTCGTCAATATCAATATCCAACATCTTTACAAGCATCTGCACAAGTGGATTTGTGCGAACAAGTAAATTACTGTACTCCCACTCAGTCTGTGCTACCTCTTTCTGTGGGGATGGTAGTAATGCTATTGCCGCATTAACGGCAGCAAGTTTGCCGGTTTGCAACAGTGCTAGTCTGGCTTGGCGCATCGTTATTTCATTGATTACAGGTGGAAGTGGAACATCAGCAGGCTCTGGCGTATTCGGAAGATGTACAACAGGATCACCGTAGATTGGCCCATTTTCGTCAAACCCTGTAACTGGAGTTTCTGTCCATCCATCTCGCCACTGCTTGTATTGCTCGTAATCAGCGTTGCCATCCGCGAATGGAATTGACGCGCCATCTGATAGGCGGACAACAGAGTTATGTACGGTTAGCTTGTAGTTTTCCATTTAGAGCCTCGCGTTCAATTTCAATCTGGCAGACGCTGTTCCTGCCGCTCTTAAGTACGACGACCCCATCACCATCCCGCTAGCGCAGGAGACATCAAGCCGTACCGTGTATGGTGAACTATTTGTCATCGCGATAGCTGTACAGGTTTGAGGTAAATAGTTTCCTATTTGCCAGTGCCCCAGAGACGAATAGCTGACCGTCGGAGTTACTCTCATGCCGATCCCTTGGAGTATAAAATCAGAGTCATTGGCTCGGTAACAGTTCCCAATTGCCACGTACTCGTTATTTTCTGATCCTCCATAAACTCTGTAATACCGCTGACACCTAGCCAGAGTAATTTCGTACGGGGTTCTCGGTAAAGCAGTCGGGGTATTTCCTTCTTCAATGTAAATACCGGTAACTTCTATCCCGCCGTTCTGCAACATGCCTTGGGAGTAAACCGTCGGAACCAGAGATTTGGTCCCGCTAGGCACGGTAAACGACACCCAAAACCGCTGCTCGGTCGAACTGAGCGTTCCTGAACTTCCGTGGTCCGTCGTCCCGGAGTAGTTTCCACCTGTATAAAAGGTGCCTTGGTAATATCCAAGATCGCCACTATTACACCAGCCAGTAGCATCTACCGTCGAATAGCATCCGATAGCAAGCTGTATGTTATGACTTGCCTGCGTTGGAGCGCCGCTAATGAGCCTCGCGTAACAGGACAGAGTTACCATTTTCCCGGCAAAATGTTGGCAGTTTTCAGTTTCCATGTTCTGCTGGATATTTGCCGAGCCAGATACTGTCCCAACTTTCTTAATTTGTATCGCGTATCTGCAACCAGAAAATCCCGCGACTTGTCTGTACTCAGCCGCGCAGTCCTGATAGCCAACTTTCCAGCCGTCTGCCGTGTAAGGGGTTCCCGATATTCCGGTAAACGTAGTTCCGTCTTGCCAAACCTGCATCAGCCCGTTGTAGATTGGACTGCGATCCTCATATGCGCTGGCCATTGATACCGTGCCGCCTATTGCTGCGTTACCTGCGGCACTCAGCGTAGTAAAAGCCCCGCTGCTCGGAGTAGTTCCGCCGATTGCGCCGGGAGATGCCCAAGGAATAGCAGCCAGTACCGTTGATTTGAGATTCGCAAAAGTAAGCTTCTTGAGCGAGAAGGAGGCTTCCGAATCTGTTATTCCAAGCTCATCTGCATTTGCCGGAGTTGTTTTGGATGTTGCGGCGTGAGTTACTGCTGCGACGTCACTGGAAATAGCTAGAATCTTTACCAAAGATCCTTTAAGGACTGTGGCCTTAGTAATGAAATCAGGATATGAACTCATTGTTTCACCCAAGAAGAAATTACGCTAATATTACCAGATTCCCAAGTAAAGGTCTGGCGATACGTATTACCCGAACTAGTTACCTCGATATAATTTACTGTGCCGTCTCCATTATAAAAGAACCTTGTTGGAGCACCATCTAAGTCTATGCCTGAACCATCTGTTGCAATTGCATCTGCACCGCTCATAATCTATGTCTCCTAGAAAGCTGAGTTAAACTCTTGAACCTGCACCGCGTTTAAGTCTTGCTGCTGAATTACTGTTGAGGCAACAACAAATTCTCCGTACAGTTCTAATACTTTTGGTGCGTAACACAGTAAATCTAATATATCATCTGTGTTATCTGTGCGCAGTGGATTAAATTGAGAAATTTGTAAATGTGCCTCTGTACGAGAGTTTGGAGCTATAAATATTTCCCCTGCCTGATACGCCTTAAACATTTTCAAGATGCGGGAGTTTTTACTAAACCCTCCCGGATACACCTCTACAGCCTCAATACCAACTATACCTGCCTGCGCACAGACAAACTCAAACCAATAACAAAGAGATGCTTGATAAGCTACAGACTCAATTGTTACCAAGCGACAATTGTACGTAAGGCATAAGTTAAGAGCAGCTCTAATTGTTTCACCGGGAGATAGTCTAGCATTGACACACTCTACTAATACTGGGTATCCATCATAGACCTCAAAATATCCTATCGCTACATTATCTGAGGTAACTTTGTTATTTGATGGGTCTATGATAATAAAGTTACCTTGGTGAATGTCTCCTTCTTGATAAGGTAAAGCAGGCAAAGTTGAGAAGTCTATTTTATTGTTTGCAGACGCGTTTTCGTCATTTAGAACCTCCGCGTAAAATATCTCTGGCCTGCCAAGAGCTAAATCGTTAGCAAACTCACGCTTAAGTTGTTCTACAGGCTGCAAATCCTCCCAGAGTGAGGTGCCATCGGCAAGAATTCCACCGGCAATAAATTTAACCCAATTTTGGTTTGACTTTAGCTGGCGCAAAATGCTATATTTTGTAGGGTACATGTTAGCTACGAATAAAAACATACATCCATGCGGAGACTTAGCTTTCATCGCTGTACCAATCATCCAACGCATTAAGTTGTCTGACTGTAATTGAGAGTCGGCACACTCTCTTGATTGTATGTCATCAAATAATATTATATCTGGACGCTCATTTTTGATTGAGATTCCACGAATTCCAGATTCTGCGCCAGCCGCCATAAGTATAATATTACGGCCCCTAAATCCAAATTTTTTCAGCTTCTGTTGATCTACCTCGCAACCTAGCCGCCAATCGCCAAACACTTTTTTAATGTTTGATTCTTCTAGCATGTCAATTACGTCAGCGATAATATTTACAGCTTTTGACTCATTCTCGCAAATCACAAGAAAAAATTTCTTGTCTGTAAATAGTATGCAAAACAATAAAAATAGTTTCATCAGTACTGTTTTGCCAAAACCGCGCGGCAAACCTAGAGCTAATTGAGAGAAATCGCGGGGTTTAGCAACATACTCAAGCAGCCATTGCCACACAGTAATAAATACTGGAGGAAAGAGATAGCGATAGATTGTCGGCATTGCCAATGCAGCTAGAAAATCTAGTGAGTTGCGGGAAGACTGCTGTACATCAGCTGAAGATACAGTAATATCGGAAGTGGTTGGGAGAGGAAATTGAAAACTAGAGCTAGCGCTATAATTAGTGCTAGAACTATCGCTGGCCTCTGCGTCTGTCATACCTAAATCCATTTTACACTTTCAACTATCTCACTGTTACAAGAATTTCGCTGTAGCTGGAATAAAGCCAATTGCAGCACTTGGTTTGCTCTGCTCTTGTTTAGTTGCAGTTGGCGCAAAATATCTTCTCTTTTCCTGGTCATCTCCACTTGCGTCGTCTCTGCTGGAATCAATGTTACCATTTTGCGCCTCTCTTTCTTTCAGTAATGTGCTGGATTGTATTGTAAGTAATTCTTGTTGTCCAGCTCTGATTACTTGATTCTGCACATTTGTTACAAATTTATTTACTATCAAATTTGGCACAGTGATATTTACTACTTGCTGCGCAGTTGTTAGCTGTTCCGGTGCAGATTGTCCTCGACGCTTGAGAGAATTAACAATTTGGAGAGACTTAATTACTTCCATTGGCCGCATCATCAGTGGTACTAGCCCACTAAGTTTTTCTGCTAACGTATCTTCCAATGTATCGTAGTTAGAATCTCTCATATTGTGGCGCGAGAGTGTCTCATAGCGCAGAGTGGTTACTTGCGCCGAGAATGATTCATCCGCTAGTAATTGAGATATGCGAGATGCGGAAACTCCTAGCGCTGCCGCCACTTGTTCCGCAGATACCCCTGCTCCTAGCAAAGAGAGTGCGCGGCTCTCTGTGCTGCTGGTGGGGCCACTTGCTGTTGCTAAATTGCTCATGAAGTATTTGTCCTCTTATATTTGTGCTGTGCTTGTTGCTGGTGTGGCCATTTGCTCGGCTGTGCTCTTATATTTGTGCTTGTTGCTAGTTTTGCAGACGAAAGAGATAGAAGTTAGAAGGGATTAGATTTGGAGTTGTAAATTATTTAGAAAATTTAGTGTACCTAATTAGGAAGCCAGGAAGCCAGCACCTCAAAAAGGCTCCTACCCCCCACCAGCACCAGCACCAGCACCAGCACCAGCACCAGCACCAGCGATAGAGTTTGAAATTAACTAGATACTAAACTTGAAATTAATTAGATAGTCAGTTATAATGTAGTATGGTTTGCAATCGGTGCAAATCGAAAACAAAGGAGTAATACCATGAATACCATGAACAAGAAGTTTAACTTTCTGTCGTCAGCAAGGAGTTGTTTTGATTCAGTAGCTACTCATCCTGAGTACAGAGATTACGACAGGGGGTATGACGATGTTAAAATGCGCGACGCTCCAGCTCCGTTTCGAGTAATCAGCTATGACGAAACGTACGAAAGTACAAAAGAATGCCCTGACCACCAGCATGATTGCTGGATGGAGGGATGCGGCGTGACACGGAGTGAAGGAGGAAACATTGGCGTCTGTTTAATAGACGCAGACGGGGTCATATGGAGGGACGTCGGAATAGTGGTGAGGGGAGGTATAGGATTCTGATACCTCCTCAATGAGAGCGACCTCCACAAAAAGCCTCGGAGGTCGCTCTCGAATTGTGAAATCATGCTTCTAAATTATAACTTATTGGGATTTTAGGCAGAATGCCTAAATGCCTAAATGCCTAACTGCCTAACTGCCTAACTGCCTAACCCCCCCCTCGGCCCCTTTTTTTGGCCGTCCTGCGCAACTAACTCCCATATATATACATATAACTACCACACAGTATATATACATATAACTAACTCCCACACAGTATATATATAACTAATTCCCATATATATATGCCATATATCTTATACCCCATATATATACATATAACTATATATCTTATACCCCCTATAGAAAATAATATGGCATATATATATCTTATTTACCATATATATATAAAAAATATTTTTTATACCCCTAAAACACGACACATAGTGGAGACACTTACAGGTGCGTAGGAGCTTAATAAGCGCCGTAGGAGCTTAATCTAGTGATATAGGGGTTGGTAGGATAAGGAATAGGGGAATGGAAGTTATAAGGGCGGGAATAAGTAGTTAGTTAGCGAGAAACACCTTGACGAGAGGAGGGCGGAGGGGGTATAGTCTGTTAGGCAGTTAGGCACTTAGGCACTCTGCCTAAAATCCCAATAAGTTATAATTTAGGAGAAAAAACCATGAAAACCAGAGTTAAGACGTACAGGCCGTACCTGACGGAGCAAGAAGTGGTTACATTACTGTCTCTCGTACCGTCAAATACGGAATTGGGTAACAAATTAGCAAAACTAGCTTGGGGAATAAAAAATAATAGCATAAGCCCAGCAAGCACAAGAAAGCAGGAT